ATAGAAGGTCTGGAAAAGAAAGCAAAGAAGTCTGGAATATCCTACAGTATTCTAAAGAAGGTTTATGATAGAGGAATGGCTGCATGGAAGACAGGTCACCGGCCTGGAACAACTCCCCAACAATGGGCATTCGCAAGAGTCAACTCTTTCATAACTGGTGGTGGTGCAAGAAAATCTGATAATGACCTCTGGAAGAAGAGATGATATCCTTTAAGGAATACACCAGAGATTACAAAGCTGAATACAAGAAGTTTCAGTCCTCTCCCGAAAGAATCAAGTATCGTGCAGAACTTGTAAAGTACAATCGTGAAAAAGGTACTTATGGGAATGGGGATGGTAAAGATGCATCTCACAAGAATGGAAAGATAGTAGGATTTGAGAAAGAAGGAAAGAACAGAGGTAGGGCTGAAGCAAGTAGACTCAAAGGATCTACTAGAATAAAAGAAGATGTATCCAAAGGTGAATTAGATCAAGTTGAAAAATATGCAGACAAATTGTTTGCGGCTGTAGGTATTGACGTAGAGTTTACCAGACACTTTTTAGATAGGGTAAACGATGAAAGAAACAAGAAACCGATCAATACTGCCGAACTTATTAGATTGTTTAGGCTCACTTATAAAAAATACGGAAAGAAGATTCCAAAGATGGGACCAGAAGCTCAAGCAGTTATCCATGACATGGAGACAGATATCAATATGCCTTTTGTCCTTAATGTTGATAGGTCAGGTATGCTTGATCTGGTGGCTAAAACAGTAATGAGAAAGAAGGATTTCAAAACTTCAAACCCAAAATTGAATGTCTGATAATGTATATCTTGGGAATCCCAATCTCAAGAGAGCGAATGTCCAAATCGAGTTTACGCCGGAGCAGATTCAAGAGTATGCTCGATGTATGGAAGACCCGGCCTACTTCATCGAAAACTATATCAAGATAGTAAGTATTGATGAAGGACTTGTACCATTTTCCCTCTACCCTTTTCAAAGAGACATGGTACAGACCTTTCATACCAATCGTTTCTCCATCTGCAAACTTCCAAGACAGTCTGGTAAATCTACAACGATTATTGCATACCTTCTACACTACTGTCTTTTCAATGAGTCGGTCAATGTTGCGATTCTTGCAAACAAGGCTGCGGTTGCAAGGGATCTCTTAGGAAGGCTACAACTCGCATACGAGCATCTACCAAAGTGGTTGCAACAAGGGGTGATGACTTGGAACAAGGGATCTCTTGAACTAGAAAATGGATCTAAGATTCTTGCAAGTGCAACATCCTCAAGTGCTGTTCGAGGTGGTTCCTACAACATCATTTTTCTTGATGAGTTTGCCTATGTACCCAATAACATAGCCGAACAGTTCTTCAGTTCAGTCTATCCTACAATTTCATCTGGTAAAACATCCAAGGTGATGATGGTAAGTACACCACATGGAATGAATATGTTTTACAAAATCTGGAATGATGCAGAGAACGGCAGAAACTCTTATGTTCCTATTGAGGTACACTGGAGTGAGGTTCCAGGCCGAGATGAGAAGTGGAAAGCAGAAACAATCAAGAACACAAGTGAACAACAGTTCAACGTGGAGTTTGAATGTGAGTTTCTTGGATCTGTCAATACTCTGATTGCTCCAGCAAAACTTAGAACACTCTCACACAACAACCCTATACAAGACAACGCAGGACTCAAGGTATATGAGAAGCCTAATCCCGAATCTGCATACGTTCTGGTTGCTGATGTATCCAGAGGTATTGCTAGTGATTACTCTGCATTTGTGGTGATGGATGTTTCCGAAGTTCCCTATAGACAAGTTGCAGTCTACAGAGACAATGAGATCAAACCTATGAATTTTCCTCAGATCATATACAAGGTTGCAAACGCATACAATCTTGCATACGTGATGATTGAGATCAATGACATTGGAGCTCAAGTTGCAGATGCATTACAGTTTGATTTAGAATATGACAATCTTATTATGTCTACTATGCATGGTAGAAATGGTCAGATGGCTGGTGGAGGATTTTCTGGTAAGAAAGCACAGTTGGGAGTAAGAACAACCAAGGCACTCAAGAAGATTGGATGTTCCAACTTCAAGACTATGCTAGAGGCAGATAAGATTCTCATACAAGATTTTGAAACCATAGTTGAGTTGACCACATTCGTTTCTAAGGGTCAATCATACGAAGCAGATGAGGGTGCAACTGATGACTTAGTGATGTGTCTGATTCTGTTTGGATGGTTATCTGATCAGACATACTTCAAAGAATTGACTAATATGGATATTCGTCAACAACTCTGGAAAGAAAAGGAGGATCTTGTAGAACAAGATATGGCTCCTTTTGGATTTGTCTTAGATGGTATTTCTAACGAAGATGGAGTTCACATAGGTGAGACTATAGATGAATATGGTTCTACTTTTTCTCCTGTAGTACAATCACACAAGGAGTGGTTAGAGGATTGGTGATAACTCAATATCATTATCTAACTTACTTCTACAATTCATACACACAACCTTATTCTTCCTAATCTTTTCCAATATAGGCTCTCTGAGTTTTTCTCTGAGTCCTTTTGATCTTGAAACGATTCGGATCTCTTGGTTGTCGGGGTAGAAGACCAAGGCACACGTTTCTGATTCCCCACAATGTAAACACGACTTGTCGGCCAAGTATTCGTTAATCCATATATCACGTTTTCTCCTTGCTTTCTTTACTCCCTCTTTGATCGTATTTTTATACTTCTCGTAATGGGTCATAATAACATATTTATGTTATAAAAACCTCTCTGAAGAACCTCAAATGTCTAAATATAGGAGATAACACTTCTAATTTAAGGAGATGGAATGGCGTTTCAAGTTTCGCCTGGTGTACAGGTACAAGAAAAAGATTTAACAAACGTAATTCCTGCTGTCGCAACATCTATTGCTGGTATCGTCATGGCCGCACAAAAAGGGCCAGTCGGTGAAATTACTGCAATTGCATCTGAAGAAGAACTCGTTTCTGTCTTTGGACAACCTCAATCTGATAGTAATCAATTTGAAGATTGGTTTTGTGCTGCTAACTATTTGGGTTACAGTAATGCATTGAGAGTGGTAAGAGCAGAAAGTGCAGTAAAAAATGCTTGCGAGAGTGGTAAAACGGCTATTTTGATTAAATCAACTGACGATTATACACAGATTATTGCTGGCTCAGTAGACACAGGACTCTACAATGCCAGAACTGCTGGAGCATGGGGAAACAGTTTAAAGGTTTCTGTATGTCCAAGTGCTGCTGAATTTGAACAAACATTCAGTGGTGGAGAAAACACTGCTGGAGTAGTAGAAACTGCATTGGATGGTGGAGCTACACAGGTTGTCGTAGACAATAGTGGTGGTTCAGGATTCAATGTTGGAGATATCATCAACTTTGGAGAAGCTGATGGTGGAGAATATAAAGTAACAGCTATCAGTGCTGATACATTGACTTTTGAAAGATTTGGATCTGCAAATACCGAAGGTGGTATTCGTACTCCAGGCACAGGAGTCATTGCTGATACTACAGATATTCGCAGACGATGGGAATTTTATGACCTATTCACATCGGCTCCAGGCACATCTGATTATGTAAAAGATCGCTCTGGTGTTAATACTGCTGATGAGATGCACATCGTTGTCATTGACGAAGATGGAGCAATCACAGGAGCCCCAAACACAGTTTTGGAAACCTTTGAAGGACTCTCCAAATTATCTGATGCAAAGAAAGCAGACGGAAGTACAAACTACTATCGTGATGTTCTCTACAATCAGTCACAATACATTTACAACATGGACCATCCAAGTGGTGGTGCTGGAACTGGTTATGGTGGTACTATTCTTGCTCAGGCCACAACTATCTTTGGTGCAAGTGGTGCAGAGAGTATTCACACTGTAAGTTTGGTAAATGGTGCTGATGACTATGCAATCACATCGGGAGAAAAGAAATCTGGATTTGATCTTATGAAAGATACAGAAACAGTTGAAATTACTCTTCTGATGAATGGTAAAGAGATTGATGGAACAAACGGAACAGATGCTATCAATGCAATTGATATGGCAACTGATCGAAAAGATACAGTTGCATTTGTTTCACCACCATCAAGTGCTGTTGTTGGAGTTGCAAGTGAAGTAACTCAAACCGCAAATGTCAAAACATTCATGGACAAGATGCCTTCTAGTTCATACGGATTTCTTGACAGTGGGTACAAGTATATGTACGACAAGTACAATGACTCATTCAGATTCGTTCCTTTGAACGGAGATATGGCTGGTCTTTGTGCAAGGACAGATCTTGTTGCAGATTCATGGTTCAGTCCAGGCGGATTCAATCGTGGTCAGGTGAGGGGTGCAGTTAAACTTGCATACAATCCTCAGAAAGCAAACAGAGACATTCTTTATAAAGCA